GTCGAGCCGATCGCGTTGACGGTTTCCGAGTAGTCTTGCAGTTTTGGCTGATCGACGATGTTATCGGCTAGGGACTGCGTCCCGGCGTATGTCATCGCGGGGACCGCGCTTGTGTTTTCGACCGCCAGGGTGCCGAGCCCCAAACTGGTCCGCGCCGTCGCTCCGCTCTCGGCCACCCAATTTACCCCGTTGCCAACAACGAAGTTCCCGTCTGTGACCGCCAAACCCGCGATGTCGTTGAGGCCAGCGTCATAAGCCTGAACGTCCACACCTATGGCCACGCCGAGGTTCGTGCGTGCCGCCGAGGCCGTGGAAGCACCCGTGCCGCCATCAGCCACCGCGAGATCAGTGATGCCCGAGATCGACCCGCCCGTGATCGCGACCGAATTAGCCGCCTGCGTCGCCATCGTGTCCAGGCCGAGGTTAGTGCGCGAGGCCGACGCCGAGGAGACATCTGACAGGTTATTTGCCGCAGTCAAAACGCCTTCGGCAGATATATATGCAGCGACCCAGGACGAGCCGTCGTATACCTTCATCGCATTCGCGACGGTGTCGAAATAAAGATCTCCCGTGTCCAGGCCAGTGGTCGGAGCGGTCGCTGACGCGCCGTGATACTGGCCCTGGAAAGTCGCCAGATCCGCTGCCGCCGCCGAGGCAGATGCCGCCGAGGCCGTCGCGCTTGTGGCCGAGGCCGTCGCCGAGGTGGCGCTGGCGGTGGCACTTGTCGCGCTATTGGTGGCCGAGGTCGCCGCTGCCGTCGCGCTGTTGGCCGCGTTTGTCGCACTGGTCGCCGCTTGATCAGCCAAGGACTGGCTGATGGCGCTCCCGCCGGAGATGTTTGTCCAGGTCGTCATACGACATTTCCTCCAGGCGTCACGCGCAGGCTACCGCCGGCGTGCGTCGATGACTTGTTCGCGGTGTTGGCCACCCGCACGGCCTCGTCGAACAGGGCCTCGAAACGCTGCAAAGTCTTCGCGTCCATCAAATAGTTCTGCATCTCGACCAGCGAGCCGTAGAGGTAGACGCGCGGGAAGTCTGTCAGCACCGCGTTTTGCGTCTGGCTGTCCGACAAAGCCGGCACCTTCTGGTAGTAGCCGATCTCGACCGTCATCGACCCGCTCGGGGCCGGCATCAGGCGCAGCTGCGAGCCAACGATCGTGAACCCGCTGGGCTGGCCAGCGCCGCCATAAGGGAACTGCTTGTCGAGCGCGATCGGACTGTAATAGTCGAGCACGGTCGTCTTGCTATTGGTCAGCTTGACCTCGCGAGCCTCGATCCAGTCATCAGGCAGATCCAGATACTCGGCGGCGTCCGTTGTGGCGCGCGCGACCATCTGGCGAACACGCAGCTTCGCGTTGATCCGCTCCTCGGCAAGCGCGATAAAGTCGGGGATCTGCGTCGTCAGATCAGTGCGGTTCCCCCACTCCGCGACGGCGGTCTTCAAGTCTGCGTATGTCGAGATGGCCATGTTACGTCACCAATTGCAGCTGCGGCTTGTCAGGCTCGACGGCCTCGTCAGCGGCCAGGGTGTAGGAATGGGGGCCGATATGCTGGACGTGACGGCTCAGATCGGCATCGCAAAAAACCTTGACGCCAGCCGCGCGCAGCTTGCGGCCAAACGTGACATCCTCGCCGTAGCACCGAGCATTCGTCGGCGGGATCGGCTCGAACGCGAAAAACGGCAAGTCGATCGCGTCATAGGCGCTCATCGAGACCAACATTAGGCCAAAGCCCATATGCGCGACCTCGATCAGCCCCGTCGAGCCAGCGCTCAAGGGACGCTCATCAAGCGTCGAAGCGGTCGGGCGAGCCTCGGGCTCCTTGCGGGCATAATTGACCCCCACGACGTGCTTGCCGTGGTTCAGCAGCCTGTTCAGCGCGTCCTTGGGAAAACGCATGTCGCTATCGACCCAGAGCATGTGCGTCGCGCCGTACTCGTAAGCCTCGGCGACCAGCTTGTGCCGGATCTCGGGCAGGATCGAGCCCTGTGCCGCGATCAGCCGCGCCTCTTTGGCGAAGGGCGCGCTGGACGCCTCAAAGTGTTGCAACATCTCGGCGATCGAGACCGCCGTTGCCGTGACCAAGTGGCCGGTGTTCGGGACCGCCACCAGGATCTTGATGCCCTGATCGTTCACAGTTGACCCTCCCAGACGCGGAAGTCGCGATGGTCTGGATCATTAGCCCAGCGCTTCCAGGCGCGCCGGTCGTTGAACCAGCCCTCCTGGTACGATCGTTGCAGCACATCCTCGGGGATGATCGCGGCCAGCCGCATGTCCTTGTGCAACGGCTCGTGATCGTTCAGATCGCGCAGAGCCTTGGCGCTCTCGCGCAACGCGCCGGCATCAACCTCAACGCCGATGTGGAGGTCGTCGCCATCCACGATCGTGACATTGCGGGCCGTTGGCGAGAAAGCCTCGCGAAACGTCTGCTTGTGGGACATCGAAGCTCCAAAAGAAACGGGGGCGGCAATGGCAAGCCGCCCCCGCGGGGTCGGCGGGCTGGGAGAACCCGCCTCAACGCGCTTAGGACGTGGTCAGGTCAGCCACGACGCCATGAGCGGCTTCGTTGCGGACTTCCAGCGTCCACTCAGCGCGGAGGAAACGGCTCTCCGCGTCGCCGGTCTTGGCAAGCTCCTCGACCGCGAAAGGCCGCAGGTAAGCGACAGCCGCGTATTCCGGCGAGAGCACGAACGCATCGCGAGCCCGCTGGAAGCGGTTGGCGATCACCTTCAGATCACCAAAGTCGGACGCGTAAAGCGACGCCGCACCCTGGATGCGATCCTCAGCGATCATCTGACGCGCAGACGACCGACCCGTGAACCCCGAGACGGTCTGCTTGTTGAAGCTCCCGACCGTCAGCAGTTCCGGCTCGCCGCCGTTGTCGAAGACCTGCTGCATGACGGACTTGAGCATGGCCTCGGTAAAGGCCCGCTGCGTGCCGTCAGTCGCACCAGCGGTCGCGGAGGCGGCATCAGCGCCACCCGTGCCACGGCTGTCATTGCTGGTGATCCACGAGCCGAGGCCGCGGCTTTCGCGCGCGGTGGTCGCGTTACCGGCATTGTAGCCCTGGTTCGCGGTGATGATGGTCTCCATGTCGCGCTTGATCTCGCGCGAGCGCTTGGCAAGCTGATAGGCAAGCTCGGACGCCCGGCCCGCGTGGCTGACGGCGTCTTGAGTGCCGGTCACAGCCAGAGCCTTGTACGAGATCGTGCAATAGTTCTCGACCCGCGAAGTCGCCGTGGAAGCCTGCGCCGAAACAACGTCGCCTTCCAGCAGGACGTTAGCGGTGGTGTTAGCAGACAAGCTGTCCGTCTGCCACTCGTGCTTGACGGCGGTGGCCTTGGTCTGAGCGACCGATGAAAGGATCGGGGTGTCGACCGGCGAGATGTCGTAAATGCTGTCGACTAGGTCTTCCCGGTTGCCCACCGCCGAGTAGGTGGTGAAGGCGTTGGTGATGAGAGCCATGGTGGCCTCCTATTAGACAAAGTTTCGGAAAACGGCTGCTGCGTCACGCATGCTGCCGGTCTTTCGAAGTCTTGATCTGGCCTCCTTATAGGCTCGCTTCTGCGCCCCATCCGGCTCGGCGCGGCCAGCCTGCGAGATCACCGGCGGCTTGGTAGCCACCCGCTTCGCAACATCTGGCGCGGCGCTTTGAGCGCGCACGGTCCTCAACGCATCAGCCGCCATTCGGATCTGGCGGTGGTCCCACCAATTCAACATCTCCTGGTCCCTGAACCCGTAATGACGCGCTACCTCTTGGATGTCGGCCGTAAACGCCTTGTAGCGGTTGGGGTCTTTAAGATCCGGGTGATGCTTGGTGAGCGCATCCCACTCGGTGTCCAGCAAACGCTGATGCAACTGTTGCGCCTCCGTTCGACGCTGGGTCACAACGCCATCGAGTTGCGCTTGTAGCTGCTGGCGATCCAGAAGCTCCTGGCTCCACGCGTCCTTCTGCGTCAGGTACTCGATCACATCAGTCTCGCGCAGAGCAGCATCTGGCTGCTCAGGCATAGGGCTCGACAGGTACGCTTGCACCTGCTGGACCCACTCATCCTGCGCTTGCCGCTCAGGGCTCTGCTGGCTTAGAGCCTGCATCTGTGCTTCGGTCAATGCCGGATCTACCGGCTGCTCGTCGCCGCCCGTATACGCTGCCTTCAACTGCGACAGCGGCACCTGCCGGGTCTCACCGTTGACCTCGACCTCAAAGGTCGGCTCAGCGGCGGCGGCTGGTTCGGGAGCTTCTTCAGCGTCTTCCAACGCTGCCTCGTCGCCGGCATCCGCCGGCTGTTCATCGCTTTCGAAGAAGCGGCGCATTTCCTGCGCGGCCTCGTCGATCGTATCGAAAGGGCGTCGCTCGACAGTCGCCTCGTCCTCGGTCGGGTCATCGACCAGATCGTTTTCGACCATCTCTGCGGTAGCGTCGCTCATCAGATAAACCTCTGTC